TATATTTTAAATCTAAAACATCAACAATAAATGGAATAAAAGATGCAGAAAAAAATTATATAAAAGGTATACAAAGAATAACATCTACTACAATAGGTGAAAAAGTAATAGAAATATCTAAAGAAGATGCAAGAGCTTTGTATAATATGGTACAAGATAAAAGAAATTTTGTACCTTGGTCAAGAAAACTAGGAGCATCAACTATGTGGATTGCATTGCAAAACGCAGTAGATTTTAAAATGAAAAAAGATGAATTTGTAGAATTACTTGAATCAATGACTGGTGGAATTGATGAAAATTATAGAAAAAAAGCAGTTGCTATCTATAATAAATATGTAAAAGATAGAGTAAAAAAGAAGAAATAAAGAGGTGATTATTAGGTGCTTTATTGGGCTGAATTTTATGGATATGATAAAGATATACAAGGTAAAAGAAAATTATTTGATAATACAATATTTACATTTGATATTGAAACTACATCATATATCTATTTAGATGGTAAAGTACTTAACTCTAAAGAGTATGATAATTTATCTCAAGATTCAAAAGATAGAGCTATATATCAAGCAAATATGTATATATGGCAATTTTCTATTAATGATAAGGTATACTATGGTAGAACATGGGATGAACTATTAAGATTTTTAGAAATGTTTAATAATTATACACCAGAGAAAAAATTTGTTTATGTACATAATCTTGGTTTTGAATTTCAGTGGTTATCTTCTATCATAAAATTTGATGAGGTAATGGCAAGAGTAACACGTTCACCTATGAAAGCCTTTAGTGAAAAATATAATATTGAGTTTAGATGTTCACTAATGCTTACAAATTGCAAACTAGAATATATACCTAAAGTTTTCAATTTAGATGTATCTAAAAAAGTTGGAGACCTAGACTATAATAAAATTAGAAACTCAAAGACTAAACTCACTAAAAAAGAACTAGGATATTGTGAATATGATTGCTTAGTACTATATAAGTATTTATTAATAGAACGTAAGGCTTATGGATCTATAAAGGATGTACCATTAACCTCTACTGGTCACGTACGTAGAGAATTAAAAGAGAGAATTGAAACAAATAAGCAGTATAAAGCAAAAGTCAGAAAAGCAATAAATACAGATGGTCACGTATATGATTTAATGATTAATGCATTTGCTGGTGGATATACACATAGTAACTGGATATATACAGATGAGGTTTTACACAATATAACATCCTTTGATTTTACATCAAGCTATCCATATGTAATGGTTGCATATAAGTTTCCAATGTCAACATTTAAAAAGATATATCTAAAAGACTTAGATTCAATGGTACCTAATTTTGCTTATTTATTACATTTAAAATTATATAACCTAAAGGTTATAACAGATAATACTTTTATATCTGTTTCTAAATGCGTAAATATAAAAAATGGTGTATATGATAATGGTAGAATAATATCAGCAGATGAGATTGAAATATATCTAACAGATGTAGATATTTCATATATTAAAAAATCATATAAATATGATGCTGAAATTATAGAATCATACTATGCAGTCTATGATTATTTACCAAAGGAACTAATCAATTTTATCTTAGATAAGTATGAGAATAAAACTAAATATAAAGGAATAGAGTCTAAAGCTGTTGAATATGCTAAAGAAAAAAATAAGTTTAACTCTATTTATGGTATGTGTGTAACTAATGAGATAAGAGATAAAGTTGAATATGATAACGGATGGCAAGAAGAAAAACTAACACAACAAGAAATTTTAGATATGTTAAAAGACAATTATAAAAAAGGTTTTTTATCATTTTCTTGGGGTGTATGGGTAACAGCTATTGCACGTGCTAATTTAATACACAACATAATAAAATTGGATAGATGGTCAGTTTATTCAGATACAGATTCAATTAAATTATTACCCGGATATGATGAGAATATAATAAAAGAATATAATAGACAAGTAATTAAAAGAATAGAAAATGTATCTAAAATTTTAAATATTGATATAAATAGGTTTTGTCCTAAAGATATCAAAGGTGAAAAAAGATGGCTTGGTGTTTTTGATAATGATGGTGAATATGAAGATTTTATAACACAAGGCGCAAAAAAATATGCTATTACTCGCTGGATAAAAAATGAAAAAGTATCTAAAAGCAATAATGTTTTAGAGGTAAAAGGAGATAAATCTAAAATACTTGAAATAACTGTCTCTGGTGTACCAAAAAGTGGTGCAAAAGCATTAAAATCGGTAGATGAATTTAGAGATAATTTCATATTTACAAATGATATAACTGGAAAAAATTATGTTGCATATAATGATGAACAGAAACCAGTAGAGATAACCGACTATCAAGGAAATACTGAAATAGTAAATGATAAAAAAGGTATATGTATTTTACCTTGTACATATGAATTAGGAAAAGCAGAAGAATATGGAGACTTGATTGATTCAGCATCAAGTCGTAGAGCTGTATATGGGGGTGAATAAAATGGATAAATATAAAGATATAAAATTTCAAAATAAGATAAGAAAATTGACCTTTAAAAAGGTATGTGATACAATAGGTGTAAGACCAGATAATGCAATGAGAGGTAAAATATCTGAAGAAAAACTAAAAGCTATATCTACTTATTATATTACAGAATTTTTAGGATATATAAGAGACTATTCAAGAGATTCACTGGTCGAGATAGTTTTTAGTAAAGGAGATGAGAAAAATCGCTAAACAAATTCATTACAATATAGATAATTTACTATATGGAGAAAACACTAAAGATGGTAACTATTATTTAATCTATGGAGAAAAATCCAATGGTAAATCATATCAAGCTAAAACTAAACTAGAGATAGGTCACTATATAAAAACACACATGAAATTCATACTTATGAGAAGATGGAAAGATGACCTATCTTCTCTATGGCTTGAGAAATATTTTGAAGATATAGATGTTGAATCATTAACAGATGGTAAATATAATACTATAAATTGCTGGAGAGGAAAGATATATTTATCTAATGCAATAGATGAAGATGGAGAACTAAAAGTAAATAGAGGTGAGGTATGTGGATATTATATTGCACTATCTACAGAACAGCACTATTCATCATCTTCATTTTTAGATGTAGATGTAATAGTTTTTGAGGAATTTATGGAAAGAGGTATGTATATTAAAAACGAAGTTATGAAACTTGAGGCCTTTTATTCGACAGTAGATAGAAAAAGAGGTACTACCAAAATGTTTTTAATTGGTAATACTATTACTAGAATCAATCCATATATAAATGAGTGGAAATTATTTGAAACATTTAAGAGACTAAAGCAAGGACAAATAACATCAATTATTATGCACAAAGAGGGTAACGATATTTTAGATGAAACCAATATAAAAATATGTATTGAATATTGCAAAGCATCTGGTGGTAAACAGATGTCAATATCTTCTAATATGATAGATAAAGGTAATTGGTCAGCAGAGCCTCAACCTCATTTACCTAAATCTAAAAAAGAGTACAGAGTTCTATTTAGATGTGTTTTTGATTTTAAAAATATGAGATATCTATGTGAATTACTAACAGATGAAAAAAATATTTTTTGGTTTATATTTCCTAAATATACACCAATTAAACCAAAAACTATTGTGATATCAGATAAGATATCAACATCCAAATATTATTTAAGGTCACCATATGAAATAGTAACAATACATAATAAAAGAATTGTAAATTTACTAGGTATGTTTAGAGAGAATAACATATTTTTCTCAGATGACTTAACTGGTACAGATTTTAAAAATGCAATTGATTTTATGATAAGAAAATAGAAAGGAGATGCTTTTAATGAATTATCAAACACATATAATTCTAGCAAAAGGAATTAAACTTGATAGAGAATATCAAAATATTCTAAACTATACAGAAGATGAAATGCTAAATTTAGTAAATACTAACAAAATACATGAAGTAACCAATGCATCATTTGTTCAACCTTTAGATAAATCACGTGCATACATAGATTATCCACTAGCTTTTACAAATATAATGTCAGCTAACTATTTAGCTTTTAAAAATATCAATTATGGAAATAAGTGGTTTTTTGCTTTTATAGATAAAATAGAATATGTATCAAATAAAAATTGTAAAATTTATTTTACAATAGATGAGATGTCTACGTGGTGGGATTATTGGTGGTATCAAAATTGCTTTGTAGAGCGTGAACATGTATCAAATGATACATTTGGATTACATACGTTACCAGAAGATTTAGAAACGGGTGAATATATATCAAATGCTAAAATCTATAATACTTCATTTGGTGGTTCACCAGATACATTATGTTATGTTTTAGCATCTACAACATCATGGCATACTAAAGTAGACCCTCTAAACCCTGCAGTACCTCAACCAGAAAATGGTGGTGGTAGATACAATGGTATTTTATCTGGTGCTAAATATTATCGTTTTGATATGAATCCTAATGGAACATCTGGTCTTGCTGATGCCTTAGGGCAAATGTCAGAGGCTGGACAGATAGAAAATGTAGTTGGTGTTTTTATGGCTCCAAAAGTATTATGTAGTTTAAAAGAAAATACACAAGATAATGAAATAAATGGTTCATTATTACCATATGAATCAGGAACAGCAATAGGAGATAACACAATTCTAGATGGATATATACCTAGAAATAAGAAACTATTATGCTATCCATATAATTATTTAATGTTAGATAATGGTTCTGGTCAACAAACTACATATAGATATGAAGATTTCGATACAAGTAATAATCAAACAATTTCATTTGGAACTCATGCTGTTTTATGTCCATCATGTTCTTTAAAGATTGTACCTAGAAATTATAAAGGAGAAACAAATGCATATAATTTTGCTGTTACTGGAGGAAAATATCCAATATGTAATTATCAAGTAGATATGTATACAAATTGGCTATCACAACAATCAATAAATACACCACTTGGTACAATCAATACAATGGAATTAGGCTTAACATCTAGTATATTATCTACATTATCATCAGCATCAATGGATAATGTAGGTGGTGTGGTTAGTGGTTATAATTCTATATTTGAAACATTAAGAGCTAATAAGAACCATATGTTGACATCAGCACAATCACAAGGTGCATCATCATCTGGTGATGTAAATACTGCACTCGGTATTAATACACCGACTTGGTATAAAATGTCAATAAAAAGTGAATATGCAAGAGCTATAGATTCATTTTTTGATAGATTTGGTTATAAAGTTATGAGAACTAAACTACCAGAGTTTACTTCAAGAGAAAACTGGAATTATGTAAAAATTGGTTCAACTGAAAATATTGGTTATGATACATATAAAAATAATATTTCAGTACCTAAAGATTCAATGGATATAATAAACAGAGCTTTTAGAAATGGTACTACAATATGGCATAATCATAATAATCTAGGTAACTATTCATTAAGTAATAATATTGTTCAATAAGAAAAATAAAAGAGGACTAAAAGTCCTCTTTTTTATTATTTAAAACAAGGTAAACAGAATGGATTTTCAAAATCTGTTAAACCAATATAATCAATTGTTTTTTCTTCATCAGCATAATATTTAATTGAATAATATAAAAATGAATTTTCTAAGTGAGCAGAGTCTATATAAATAGGTGCAACCATAACAGAGTTAGGATAAGTTTTTAAAGCTGGTCGTATTGTATTTTCAGATCCAGGATTAACAGAAAAATTACCATTAACTGTTTTCTTATATTTTGTACCTGCCATTTGTTCTGAATTAGGTACATAGCAACCAGATTTGAAAGTAATATAATCGTAATCATCGTTAGCTGGACCATTAAGTTTTAGCCATAAAAGATAGTAACCTGCTTTAGGTACCTTATATTGAAAAGAAATACCCATAGAAGTAGAGTCATTATTAGTATATTTATAAACAGGATCACCCATATAATTTGTTCCAACCAATTCTTCTGTAACAGCAAAGGGTCTAGTATTACCACTAGCAGCTGCATCGCTACCATTTAAAGTTTTACCAGTAATATAATTAGTTTGTCTAGAAGCTAGAATATTAGTTTGTTGTGTTTGAAGTAATTGATATCCTTTAAATTTAACATTTTCTAAAAACATAATAGCGGAATTACTTAGCTTTATCTCTGGTGCATCTGAATAATACTCATTAAATGTAACAGAAGTAAGAAAAGCTTGAGATTCATTTTGCAAGTCCAAAACACATCTATCTTCACCAAATTCACTTGGACGTTGAGATGATTTAGTAGAAATTAATTCACCTGGAATATTAGTTAAATATAATGAGCCGTTTACAATTATAAAGCCTTGTCTAAATCCATCTCCTAAATAACAAGCAATAAAAGAAGTAGAGCCTTTTGCTTGATAAAGAATAGTAGCAACGTTTTCGACACAACAAGACTCAATACGGATTTGAGAATTAGTATCTACATAAAAGGCTGTTGTTAAATTAGGAATATGGCATTTTGAAATGGTAATATCTCCTGCACCACTACCATTATTACCAAAACTCATAGCCCTTCTACAAGCATTAAATCTTGAATTATTAATTGAAGAATAATAAAGGGATTTTGCATCAATTCCAATATCTGTTGAATTAAATTGACAATTATCAATGTTAATCCATCTATTTGATCCACTTATAAACTCAATACAAGTTGAATTTACTGCATTAACAGATAAATTTTGAATATACATTTTCATTACATCTGTTATTTTCAAAAACCCATTAGGTGCTTCAATTAAATTATTTTCAACATGACCAAACATTTGTAGATTTCCAATTAATTTAAAACCATCTTTATTAGAAATTGTAATTGGTGTATTAATTAAATAATTTTTGTTCATAACTATATTTTTATGAGTTGAAGCTCCATAATTGATAGCATTTTGAACTGCTGCTGAATCATCATTTGTTTTATCACCATATGCTCCAAATTGCTCAACATATATAGTGTCTGTATCAATCATCTCTATCCACAAATTAGTACCAATACTTACTTGATATTTATTATTGTTTTGTACATTAGTAACAACATATTCAGCTCCACCACCATCATTTATATAATGATAACCTAATGTTTTTAATTTCATACCATTTACATAAGTAGAAGTATCTAACATCATATCAATATATGTATCAAATACTTTTGTTAAATTTAGATAATTATTTAATAAATTATCAAATAATCCACTTTCATACATTTCATCTATTTTAGCGTTTACTTCATCTTGTAAATTTAGTGAATCAAATTGTTCTTTTACATAATCATGTAGATTTACAAAAGCATTATATAAAGCTGTTACATTTGATTCTACATTATTTTCATTTTCAATAATTGTATTTAGATATTTAATAACTGCTTGTAATAATTCATAATTTGTTATAGCATCAAAATCTGTTTCAATATATGGAAATTGATTTGCAATCCATAATTTAAAAGTTGGTATTTTTTTATAACCAGCCATTGTTGGTACTGGTTCTATAATTTGTTGTTCATCGTTCATAATATCGCTCTCCTTTCTAAGCTAATTGATAGAATAATGGTTCTAAATCTTTATATATCAAACCCATTATTGTATTTCTATTTTCTAAAAATTTAGTGTATGTTTCTATTTTACTATCAACATCTTCAATTGTAGTTTTACTACCATTATTGATATCTGAAACACTTGATTCACTTTCACTTTCACCACTACCACTTGATTCATTACTTCCTTGAATAAATGAATATTTTGAAACATAATTGCCATCTTTAATAGATTGAATTTCATTTTGTGGCGTATCGGAAAATCTATTATCTTCACTAGATGATGAAGATTGACTAGATGAATCTGTAGATGATGTTGTAGTTCCAACTTGTCTATTATCAACAGATGTTTCAGTTATTTTCTTACCATCAAATAATGACCAGTTATCAAAAGCATCAAACATAATATTATATCGAGGCATTATTTCATCTAGTTTAGTCTCTAATTTTAGTTTAAATGATAGCATAGTTTCACTACCAATTCTACGTTCAATGAAATGTTTTAGAATCATACACTCAAAATGTTCTTTATCGACTTTGCTAGATAATGGATAATCAAAATCAAAAATCATATCTCTTACATATGCTGGTAGATTTTTTATTTTAGGTATTTCATCACCTTTAGTTAAGGCCATTGATTGCATAACTCTAAGTAATGTTGGTGGTTTATTTAAATATCCACGTGGCACTGCTGGATACATACCATAAAGATTAAATCTAAAATCATCATAACTATATGGATTCTGAGCTATCATATTCATCACCTACTTCCTCTGTTTTTTCTTCTGTTGATGGTTCTCCATCATAATAATCAATAGATAATGGTTCTACAAGTTTATCTTTAAACATTGCATTGATTCTATCTATTGCATCTTGTCTAGGAGAAAATCTTGTGTATCTTGATGCTATAGTTCCACCTTGCATAGCTCTAATTTCATCAACAATATTTCTTTCTTTTTTCTGTGTTGTTAAATTTGCAACACCTACAAGTCTTAAAAACTCAGCCCATGTATTTTCTTTTTGTTCTTCGAGTTTATCGAAAACAATTTGAGCTGGTGTCAATTTTACATCTAAATTTCCTACGTCAATACCATCAAATTTTACAATAGTTTCTTCATTATAATCTATCTTTTTTAGCATATCCTTTATAGATACTAAAGTAGAAGAATCTGCTGTTATAATTCTATTAGTTTTTTGTTGCGTGATGTTGATATCTATTGTTCTTTGGATATTAGCCATACGGGATGCATATTGAACTATATCTACATATAGTGGTCTTTTCCACGAATTATCGTACATTATGACAAATTCATAGGAATCTAAATATCTTGAATATCCATTTTGGCCATAAACTCTTATTTTTTTAGGTCTGCCATACATATCTAGCCTACCTACTTGTGTATATGGTAGAGCTAATATTGTTTCTAGTATTTCATCATAAAAGAACGCAATAGAGCCTTCCATTAGTAAAATTCTATTAACATAGTCTCTATCTATATATAAAGGTAAATGTCTTAATAAAAAAACATTAGATGCTATTGATAACATTTGTTGTAGATACATCCAATAGGTTTTTCTATTTGTTATTTTTGCTGAGACTTGTTGCTGTTCCATTTGATTCACTCTCCTTTCATATAAAATTTTAAGGGATGACATTTTTCATCATCCCTTAAATTTAAGTGATTAAGCAATTGTGATTGTTGCTGTTCCAGTTTTAGTATTATCATAAATTGATGTAGCTGTAACTGTTACAGACTCAACTGTTGCATCTGATGGTACTATTAATTTACCACCATCTGAAATTCTTACACCATCTTCATAAGATGTTGAATCTACTGACCAGTAAACTGCTTTGTTTGCAAAACCAGTTGTTGTTACAACTGCTGATAGTTGTAAAGATTGACCTTTAGTTACAGATGCTGTTGCTGGTGATACTACAACACTTACAACAGATTGAGCTGTTTGTGTAAATGCTACGGCATTTGCAAATGGAGATGTAGATAATACACCCCATACGTGTAACCAATGATTTCTTCTTAATGTTTGTGGATTGAAGAATTCTGTTGTTTTTAGACCTTGATTGTTGATACCTTGTCTGTAAACTTGGAAGAAATCTCTATCTACAATAACAACTGGTATTTCATTTAGTAATGCCATTTCTTCTGCTGTTGGTTCATCATATCCATCAACATATTCATTTGGTATTGCATTACCATCATTATCTCTTTTAGCAAATATTTCTCTTAGTCTTGGCAAATCAAAATTACCAAATCCATCACATAGTTCCATATGTGCTTTCATTTCTGCATCACTTCTAAAATATGATGTAGCTAAAACGTTTGTTGTAAATTTAGCATCAAATTTTGTAGATACTATTGCAAATTGGTCATCAAAAGCTGTTGCTTTTCTAAGTCCTGCTGGATTGAATTTTGGACTTCTAAATGTCATATCGTTTGATACACCTTTAATTTCTGCAACTATATCTCTATCTGTTTTATTTGCAAAGTTTTCAATTTGAATTGCTGTGATAGTACCCTCTTTTAGTCTATTTCTTAACATATATTTAGCCATTAGATACATATCATATTCATATCCCTCATATAGAGATGCAACTATAATATCAATTAATTTGAATAAGTCACCAGTTTCAAATGCCATTGCCATTTGCTCATCTGATGTTGTTGTTTTATAGAATTTTTGATAGTTTAGTTGATGTAGATAACTTAGTACGTTAGGAACTTCTGTTTTTAAGAATCCATCTACTCTATCTACCATATCATTGTAATCATATACATTTGCAATATCGCATACGATTTCCCTTATTTGTTGACCATAAGGTAGCTCACCTTTATCAACAAATACTTTCCATGGATTTTCCCATGTATTTCTTGTAATAACAGTTAAACCAATAAGGTTCATTGTGTTTAAGAACGCATTTTTAAAACGTTCATTTTGCATTATGATTTTACCATAAGCACTTATTGACTCACCTTGTTTTGGTAGGTCAATTTCTTCTCTTAATTCTGGTGTTTGATTGATAACATAGCTTAATAGTTCTGCACTATTTGCTACATTTAGAACACCTTGTGATATTTTCTTTGCCATTAAAATCCACTCTCCTCTCTTAAATTTCTTTGATATCGATTACTTCATCATCTTTTTCTTCCTCGATATCTGTTTCTTCTTTTAATGGTTTATCAAGAAATCTAGCTTTATATTTTTCTTTGATTTCTTCATATTTAGATTTAGCATCTTCTAGTTCTGCTTCCATTTTAGCTTTTTCTTCATCTGGAATAACATCAATATCTTCTAAATCTTCAACATTTTCAAGTAATTCAATTTTAATAGCATCATCAATATCAATGCCATTAATCTTTTCTTTTAATTCTTGTCTTGTCATAATTTTCACCATCCTTTACATAAAAATATCATAAAATGAAAATATTGTCAATACTTTCTATATAATCTTCTTTGATTATAAATGAACCAAGGAAATTTTTTCTTTTTAGGTGTAGTAACTGGTGTAGGTGGTGTTGGTCCATCGTAGATTCTCCAGTTATAACCACCATCAACAACAAGTATAGTATCATTAACAAATAAACCATCATAAATATGAATTGAATTTGTTAGTTCATAATAAGGTGCTCCATGTGTAGTTGGTGACCAACCAGCATAACCACCCCATGCAACATTAAGGTGTAAATGGTCACCTATTGGATCTGTTCCAGATGGTCTTGCTGTTCCACTATGTCCAATTAAATCTCCTTGAGTAAAATGGTCTCCCTCATTTGCTATTGGATTGTTATCGTGCATAACAACAAAAGTTAAAACTGAAAAACCGCCATCTGCACAATGTACTGGTGTATCGGATGTGAATATTCTGTAGTTTTCTCCACTGCCCCCTGCTCTTACACAAGTACAAGAAAATGGTGCATAATATGGACACTGATAAACCCTTTGTCCATTAGACCAACCTTGGAAATCCATAGCTAAATCGTGTGAAACACTCCCATATTCTCCTTGTGTTAAATACATATCTGCCATAGGAAAAAGAGCAACCTCATATCCATCACTTGCAATTAATCTTTGCCCTGCATACATAATTATTTATGTCCTTTCAATTCTTGAATACAATCATCTCTTAAATAGTGACCTAGTTCTGTCATATATGGATTTTTTCTATCCTTAATTGTTTTTATAAAATCTTGTTGCCAAGAACCAAAGTCCATCATAGTATCGTGCCTTGTATCTGAATCACCTTTTAAATAAAAATGAGAAAATACTACTAAATCACCTACACTATATTTATGTGTATTGCTATCTAAATCATATCCATAATCTGATGGATAATAAGTACCATAATCATTTGGTATACCCATATATTGTGATGAATCTATTACTCTACCATTTTTTCTTACTTCAAAATGTAAATGTTCACCTGTTACATTACCAGTTGCACCTTGAATTCCAATTTGTGTTAGCCATTCAACATTTTGACCAATATTTACTAAAACTTGCTCTAAATGTGCATAGTAAAATCTATACTCACCATCTTCTACTATTACTAAATTACCATAACCCTCATTATTCCATCCAGCAAATATAACAACACCACTACCAGATGCTGATACTACTTTTCTATCTGAAATTACAATATCTGTTCCGTGATGTCTTTTATCTGTATTGTACCAGTTTAAATTTTCATCAAAAACTCCAAATGGATAGGTTACTTTAAATTCAGTATTACAAGGTATTTTCCATACTTTCATCACTATCACCTTTCTTTCTATTTTTCACAAGTACTTCTAGCATTGCTTTTACTTGTTGCAATATCTCAGTATTTTCTTTAGTTAGTTTTGCATCTTTCCAGAGAAAATATGCTACAACAGCAATTGCTACACCAGCATTTAATAATAAATTAATAAATTGTTCTGCTAGTTCCATATTTATCACCATCCTTTACATAAGAATATAATAAAACATAAAAAAAGTCAAGAGATGTTATTCTCTTGACTGAGGTTTATATGAGCCATTAAGCTAAGCATACTAAAAAGGTAATGAATCACTTGATTCGTTTTTTTCTTCTAGTTTATCATATTTATATACTCTGATGTAGTATTTAGTTTCTGTTTCATTTTTATAAAATTCTAATGATGCCTCTTTTAGTATTATTCTATCTTTATTCTCAATTTGAGCATCCTTATTAAATACACATGGAATATATCCATTTTCATATTTTTCGCCTACTTTATGAGATAGACCCATAGTATAGTAGTCTTTTCCAGTTTTAGATTTGTTTTTAAAGACCATCACTGGTAAATGTTCTTTTTTCTTATTGATATTAAATATTTGCATAAAAATGCACCTCCTAAACGATTCTACTATTTGACCATAGCTGGTGTTAAAAAAGAATATTTCTCCTATTTACTCATAGGTGAGTTTGTATGTAAACAGATAAATGATATATCTATCAATTTATCTACTATTATAATACTATAAAATTGTCCCCGTGTCAATAGGATATAAGAAAAAATACATTAAATTTGTATTACAGAAATATAACAAAATAAAGAAAATATTATCATAAGTATTGACAAAAA